TTTCTGTCAACGATTAAACCCCCGACTTTAAGCAGAGAGTTCTGGGCAGAAATTGCAGCGTTGAATGACCCTGCCTCCATGGCCTTGTCCCGAATATCATAGAGATCCTGGACAGCCCGATCATAATTAAGTTCATACTTCTTCTTAGCCTGGTTCATTAGATAGTTATATTCTTTTCTAATAATAGGCTTACCCATGAGTTTGTTCGCCATTTGGCGTGGAGATGTATAGCCTGCCTTATGGGCACACTCTACAAGTGATAAACGAGGATTATTTACTGCGATCCAGATAAAGTTTCGTTGTCTACGATTGAGCTTTTCGTCTAAATTGCAGTATTCAATAGGTGCTTCTTCTTCTGAAGAGATGATAGGCTCATATTCTAATTTATTTTTTCTATGTCCCATGTTCGCATATTAGTCGTGGCGATATTTATATACTAGCTATCCCCACTTTATCCTAAAGTGTATTGAGAGGATACTTGATAAGAGTAACCCTAGTCAAGTATTTTCTACTATTTTTATAGAGTTTTAGTTATTCTCTTATGACAAAAATGAAAAAAATAAAATATTCGTCAAAAGCCCATTCTTATCATGTTTTTAGCTGTCATATTCTTTTGACAATAATTGACAATAATCTATTTCTTAGCAGATTTGTCAATATATTGCTCTAAAAGTTCCTCAACCAGCCTTGAAACTTCTTTATCACCAAACTCAATACTGAGCTGTGAGATACAAAAACTTAAACTTGCCAGGACGACATTCAAACGATCTTCGCCCCTATAAACCATGTTATCAAACATTGAATCTAACCTATGAATTACTTCTTGTAATGTTGGTTTGCCTTGCTTATGTTTTATTTCTACAATCTTTGGCATATCGCATCATAGCACGATAAATAGTTTATGAGTAACTTTCGTCTTCTTTCATACAAAATATGCCACACTCAAAATTATAATTTTTAAGATCTCTACCCTTTGCATCTACTGGCAATTCTTTCAAAGGTATTCGTTGTCCTTTATATCTAACTAATTTAGCACCTAATTTTTCTGATAATTTAACTCTTTTTTCAAACACATCTGGAAAAGTTTGTCTTACTAAATTCCAATAAGTAGGCGAAGTAGCTTTTACACAACCTATACAATTAGCATTTGGATAGCCAAAAGAGTATATTTCAGGTAGTTTTATGCCCTCATTCAACAAAATATCAAAACATCCTTGCTTTGTTATACCTTTGTCTATAAGAACTGTTAGCAAATTATCTCTTTGATTTTCTCTAAACCTGGTGGCTCTTTTTTCTTCATCGGCTGTGAAACCTAAAACTATATAATCTGTAGGATTTTTAATCTCCCAAACTAAACGAGCATTTTTTTTTAAATGTAATGTGCATGGAGCTCCAATATTACCAGCCATATACTGCATTTTTTCCCAAACTGTTTCGCATGATTGATTAGGAAACTTAGGGTTAATTGCATACTCTATTTCAACACCCAACCATTTTTCTATGTCTTTTAGAAATCTTTGGTTATCTGGATGTTCTTCTGCTATTGGATTATTTACAATACGAACATTATTATCAGCTCCGTATAAATCTAGCGTAATCTTTGACGCTACGGCACTTGCAGCTCCACAACTAAACCAAACAGTAATATTTTTATTCTTCAAACTATGTCCATGTTCTTATATATATGCTTAATTACTTCAACAGTCCAACCGTTGCCAAGCATCTTATATCTTTGTGTGTTTGATACATGATTAGTGTAATTATCTGGAACTGTCTGCAATCTTTCACATTCTAAAGGTGTAAGCTTTCTCCAGGTAAGATCTTCTTGTTGCACACCTGTAGCATGAAATGTGCCTTGCCTTTCAAAGTTTGCTCTTGATGACTTGTAGTACTGCGACTTAATCGTTTGTGATTTATTAGGTAAGTTTTCTACTACAATACTATCTTTACCAACTGTTGTAATAGCGTTTGATTTACTATCTTGTCTAAGTTCAAGCATTTGCTTTGTTTTATTAGCAACAGATACTCCGTCCTTATCCATGCGTTTACCGTCTTTATCATAGGCTCTGCCACGAAAAGCACCACCAGTTACTACTTTAGGCTCTCTATGACCACCACCACAGGTTGTTACTGTGGGCGACTTACCTTCTGGACTATAAACTCGTTTAATTTGATCATGTCCTTTTATATCTACTGCAACGCCCACTTGCTTGGGTGTAGTAATCTTTGGACTATCACTTCTGCCTAGGATCGTTGGCGACTTGCCACTTGGATCATATACCCTGCGTTGTCTTTCATTGTCTTTAAGTATCTCTCTTGGTATGTCATATGCTTTTTTTGGTTTGGTTTCTACTTTTGGAACTGTGCCTTTACCTGCATGAGCTGTAATTGTAGGTGATTTACCATCTTCACTATAAACTCTTTTCAGTATGTCATGTCCTGGTGTGTTATCTCTGCCTACCATTTTTGGCTTAGTTTCAATCATCTGCTCTTTGTTTGATGCAGTAAGCGTAGGAGATTTACCTTGATCACTATAAACTCTTTGTGTGCTTTCATAAACGCCATCTCTGTATTCAAACTCCATGATAGCTTTATCAAATGTATTATCAGTAATGTTAAGAATTGTTTTAAGTTTCAACCAAACATCATCTCCTGGTATAGCAAAACTGTTATCTGTTCTGAACCAATGCTCTACTTTAGTTACTGGCAAATTAGTTTCATTAGCTATCTGTTTATTTGTTTTACCAATATCTTTTTTACTGTTTCTTAATAATGTTTGTAGTTCTTTTTCATCAACTTTATGCTTTCTTATCTTTACTTCTTCAACATTCATGCCTACTTTTATAGGCTTATTTACCAACTGCCTACGGTATTTATCCTTGTAATGATGGGGTTTTGCACCAGTTTTTGAATAATTAGCGTCAATACAATAGCTTTTATCTCTATCGCTTTCAAAATCATCTTCTAATATATCTTTTAAAACTATGCCTTTATCTTCTGGTTGTTGAATACCTGGTATGTTAGTCCAATAGTACCTTTGCCTAGATTGAGCACTTAGAAGCGAACTATTTATAAAAATAGGCTCAATACCAAAAGTTATTTCTGGATAACACTCTGATACTTGTTGAGATATAACTTGTAAGAACTCTTTTTTCATTCTTACATTCTCCAACAAGAAATACTTTGGTTTGATTGCTTTTAGTAAGCGTATAAATTCAAAGAATAAAGCAGATCTTGGATCATCAAAAGCCAACTGTTTACCTGCCATACTAAATCCCTGGCATGGCGAGCCAGCTTGTATTAGATCCACATCCATGTAATCTTTTGGATCTAAATCACACACATCTCCGACTTGTATTATGTCTGGATAGTTTGCTTGGCTTACTTGCATAGCATACTTATCTATCTCACTTGCATAGTATTTTTCAACAGGAATACCTAATTGATCTAAAGCGATACGACCACAAGCCATACCATCAAACAAACTTAATACTTTCATTGACTTCTATCAAATAAAACAATAAACAAAGCAGGTATGCCAAATACTGCTACTGCAAACCAAAATATATATTCAATCATATGAATGACTCCTGGCTGTTATCCTCATCATAAAACATAATCAGATCCCCGTGTGGATCTAAACAGTCCATACCTACGTTTTCTTTGTAGTATTTTTTGTATCCCTCTAATAATGAATTAATTTTTTTTGTGTTGTAATCATCTACAGCTTGCTCATAAGACAGCCTTGACATCATATATAAATCGTTTGATCTACTCATATTTCTTACTCCTTGCGTAACTTATTTAATTTATTGTGTTACGCATAGTAGACATTATACATAAATTATTATAATATACCAATATACATATAAGGAGTATGTTTATGAAAAAATCAAAATCACTTGTGTCTGAAATTATTGACGAAATAATTACTTACACCACACCAAAATCTAAAACAGATATGGAAAATGAATTACTGCGAGATAAGATTAACTATCTTGTATGGCAGGTCGGGGTTGCAGTAAAAGATCTGCAAGCAGAAGTAGATAAACTAAAAGAAAAAGATAGGGAGGCATCATGAGTAAATTATCTAATGACGATAAATTACGTAAGCGATTGTATGAAGATTTGCTTGACGCAACTGAAAACGCACAAACTCTTGGAGTGCCAGAGCTAGTTTGGTTTGGTATATCTTTCTTTACACAGATGGCTATTGATTGTGCACCCACTGTTAAAGAAGGCAGAAAGCTTGTTCAAGATGCTACTAAAACTGTAAAAAAGAATATGGAGCTATCATGAATTTACCAGATATGCTAGAAGATCTACCACATAAAGTAGTAGGCGATGCGTTTTACTTTCCAAACATGGACAATAACTTTTATCACAACGGTCCTGGTATCTCTTCATCTAACATACGAAGATTTAGTCAAAGTCAGTTACACGCTTTTGAAGAAGTTATAGAACAAACACCAGCAATGAACTTTGGATCTGCAGCACACTCACTCATTGTTGAGGGAGAGGGTGCTTTCTTTAGTGATGTGGTTACTATAACAGGATCCCCATACACTAATACTAACAAAGCATTGAAACAAGAAAGCCTGGCTAAAGGTTTGTCTGTAATTAGTGAAAAGGAGCGAGATACCATATATAGCATGAAAAACAGCTTAGTAACGGAAGCGAGAGCTTATCTAAATCCAGAAAACGAGTATCCTAGCACTTTTGATTCACCCTACGAGGTGTCTTTGTACTGGTATGAACAAGGTTTGCTATGTAAAACACGTGCAGATGTAATTGTAAATCCATTTGATAAACCACATGGGGAAAATGCCATAGTGCTTGTAGATTATAAAACAACGAGTGATTGTTCCGTCAGGGGTTTTACCAATTCGGTAAGGCGGTTCTCGTATGATCTACAAGCCGCATGGTATAAGCGTGGCTTTGAGCGTGCTGGTTTCCAGGTGCATGACTTTGTATTTGTAGCACAGGAAAAGAAAACACCTTTTGCCAGTAAAGTATTCAAGATGAATCATACTGATATGGAGATAGGTTGGAACTTTCTAAGCGACTACCTTGAGTCATATAACAAAGTGTTAGCAGGGCAACCAGCTACCATATACAACAGTCCTAATGTTGTTGAACTAGATACAGGTAATTTTTATAGAGAGGAACAAAATGAATCTAACTAAAAGCGAAAAAAATGCAATAGTAAGATGCTTGAATAGATATGGGAAAACAGTTGAAGCTAGAAATGAAGAGCATGGTAAAACAATCGTGGGCAATCTTGGAATACCTTGTGTGATAATTTCTGACAAAGAAGAAATAC